CAAAGCGCCAAAGCGTGGAGCGAAGCGACTAAAACGAAAGAACGGGATTCGGATGGTTTCCGAATTCCATTTAAAAGGTATTCAAATACCGGCGAAGCCGGTCGAAAAAATAGAATTTTGAGATATATGAAAAAGATTATCGCATTTTTAAAAATGAGTAACCGTTACAAACATCTTATCGGTGGTTTGATGGTAGGTCTATTGGGATTTACTCCTTGGACGGCCTTTTATGCTGCGGCCATTGCAGCTTCCTGTCTGGAACTGAAAGATACTCTTCGGGGAAGTCCTTGGGACTGGATTGATTGGGGGCTCACCATCGCGGGTGGCAGTATATCCGTTTTATTTTGGATGATAGTGTAATTCGTTTATCTGTTTTGCCTGTTAAATCAGTAACTTTGCAAGCGGTAGAGTTCCCCAATAGTCCGTGTGGTCTATCGCGGCTGCAACAATGCGAATGCGAATGGCGGTGTGTCGAATGCGAATGCGAATAACGATGCTTCGAATACGAATGCGAATATCGGCTCGCGTCTGGAAATCTAACAAATCGGCGTACAGCAGCGGGGACGTGTCCCCGAAGCGGTGCCGAGGGGAGCAAGCCACAGCAACAGCACCAGAAAAGGTGGAAAGCTGAAAAATCACGCGTCGGGTGGAGTTTGGTAGGCTGTTATCAGTTCGAAGAAGTCAGACCCGGGGAAAGGAAGGCCCTCATCTTCCATGTTTATTAACCAATAGCTTATGCGCAGGGAAGGATATATTATCGAGGAAATCATCGAATACTCCAATATGTCGGAGGCATTCGATTCGGTACTTCGCGGAACCGATCGTAAGAGGTCAAGGCAGGGACGATTCCTGCTTGCCCATAGGGAGAAGATTATCGCCGAACTGACGGCTTCCATTGCGGACGGCTCATTCCGGCTGGGCGGCTACCATGAGAGGGAAATTGAAGAATACGGTAAAAAACGTATTTTGCAGATCCTGTCCATGAAAGACCGCATCGCTGTGTTTGCCATCATGAATGTGGTGGACCGCCACCTGCAAAAACGTTATATCCGGACAACCGGTGCAAGCATCAAAAGGCGCGGTACTCATGACCTGATGAACTGCATACGTACCGATTTGCAAAAAGATCCGGAAGGCACGCTTTACGCATACAAATTTGACATCCGGAGGTTTTACGACAATGCGCGGCAGGACTTTGTTATATGGTGCTTCCGGAGGGTGTTCAAGGACAAAAGGCTGTTGGTCTTGTTGGAGCGGTTTGTTAAGCTGCTGCCGGAAGGTATCAGTTTCGGACTGCGCAGTTCACAAGGGGCAGGAAATCTGCTTCTGTCTGTATTTTTAGACCACTATCTGAAGGATAAGTACGGGGTTCGTTATTACTATCGCTATTGCGATGACGGACTGGTACTCGGTAAAACGAAAGCGGAATTGTGGAAGATTCGTGATGCTGTTCACGGGCAAATGGGAAAAATAGACTTGGAAATAAAGCCGAATGAACGGGTGTTCCCTGTAGAAGAAGGCATTGATTTCCTTGGCTATGTTATCCGTCCCGACTATGTAAGATTGCGGAAACGCATCAAACAGAGGTTTGCCCGGAAGATGCACGAGGTAAAATCGAGAAAAAGACGGCGGGAGCTGATTGCCAGTTTCTACGGCATGACGAAGCACGCCGACTGTAATAAGTTGTTTAAAAAATTAACAGGCAAAGAAATGAGAAGTTTTAAAGACTTGAATGTCGCTTACAAGCCGGAAGACGGTAAAAAGCGATTCCCCGGAGTGGTGGTAAGCATCCGGGAACTGGTAAACTTACCCATTGTAGTGAAGGACTTTGAGACCGGTATCAAAACCGAGCAGGGAGAAGACCGCTGTATTGTGGCCATCGAAGTGAACGGCGAGGCAAAGAAGTTCTTCACCAACAGCGAGGAAATGAAGAATATTCTCGCACAAGTAAAGGAAATGCCGGATGGTTTCCCGTTTGAAACGACCATCAAGACAGAGACATTCGGCAAAGGTAGAACCAAATACGTGTTTACATGAGAAGAGTTGAAGGAAGTTCCGGGGTTTCGCTGATGGAATGCACGAACCCGGTTAAAGACAAATGGCGCATCCGATGGGATGTGCAGGAAAAAGAGAACGGCTCTGCCTCCTACATGGAAGAGGAGTTCGGGCATAAGCCTACTGATGAGGAAATCCGCACATTGGTTATGTCCTGGTATAACAGCCAGACTGATGCAGCTATCCTATCCGGATTCGCCTATAATGGTGCCCCTGTATGGCTTTCCACGGAGAACCAGTACAACTATAAGGCAGCATACGATCTGGCTGTTCAGACGGGCGGAGAAACCCTACCGGTCACATTCAAGTTTGGTTCGGATGAACAGCCCGAATACCATACTTTTAGTCGGTTAGATGAGTTGAAAGACTTCTATACGAAAGCGGTAAGGTATATCCAGAAGGTTCTGGCTGAAGGCTGGGAAAAAAAGGATAAGTTCAATTTGGAATTATATCGGATTGAGTGATTGACAATCCCTTCGGGGGAGGGATAAAAAAAGCCCCCGGCCTGTTAATATAGACGCCAATCATTTATTAACACAAAACGCCACGAGAGTGCGCGACCGGGGGCAATGCCCTCTGCCGCACTCTCGTGGCGTTTTTACGCATTAAATAAATGATTGGCATTGCAAAAGTACAAAAATGATTGGATATGACATTGTTTGAAGCACTTAAATTTAACAGAGAACCGCTTGAAATGCTTATAAATTTGGGCGGCAAGCAGGATGACCTTCGATTCATAGACTTATATACGGAGTATGAGGTCATGAAAAAACAAGGTGAAAAGACCACTTATGCAGTGGCGTTTTTGGCAAATAAATATTCGGTAAGCGAACGTAAGGTGTATGATGTTATCAAACGGTTTGGAAAGCACTGCACGCTCGGTGCAGTGTGATTGATGTGCCGGGGATGCCTTGTGTTGTCCGGTAGAGCTACCTTTGTACAACCAAAAATAAAGCTCATGAATAAGTATTACCAGACATTAGACAAGATACTCCAAACGGGCAAAATCCAGACCAATAGGAAAGGCCGTATCAAGTATCTATTAAACGAAAGGCTCATGCTGACCCCCGCTGATTTACTTGACATATTTGAAAGCCACGGGATAGCCAGGAAAAAGCTGAAAGAGGAATTGAAACTGTTTATGCAAGGAGTCCGGGATGTGGAAAAATACAAAGAGGCAGGGATTACCTGGTGGGATTATTGCGGCCATACCCTTGTAAACAGCTATCCAACTTACTTTGAAAAGCTTCCACCCCTCATAACCAGGATTAACCGGGAAAAGCGCAACAGCAAGAATTATGTCCTGTTTCTTGGAGAAACCGGGGTGGAAAGCAACCAGGCACCCTGCCTGAGCCTTGTGCAGTTCCAAATTGATGAGGGAGAACTGGTGCTATCTGCATATCAGCGTAGTTCTGATGCGAACCTTGGGCTTCCGGCTGATATTTATCATCTTTATCTGATGGCAAGGCAGGTGGAGCTTCCCCTGAAGTCCATAACCCTTGACCTTGGAAATGTGCATATATATGAAAATAACATTGACCGGACTCTGGAACTGTTATCCGGAGTTGAAAACATTAAATTTGACTTGAACGTATGAAGAATATGAATTTATCTGCACCACTGCCATTTGTAGGCCAAAAAAGAATGTTTGCTAAAGAGTTTATTAAAGTTTTGGAACAGTTCCCTGAAGATACCGTGTTTGTGGACTTGTTTGGCGGTTCCGGACTTCTTTCGCATATAGCCAAAAGAAGCAAGCCCGATGCTACTGTTGTCTACAATGACTTCGACAACTACCGGTTCAGACTGAAAAATATCCCACAGACAAATAAACTGCTTGCCGATATTAGGGAGCTGGTGGGTAATTCGATACCCAAACATAAACCAATTAAAGGGGAACTTAGAGAACGCATTTTTAAACGTATCGAGGAAGAAGAACTAAATGTTGGGTACGTGGATTTTATAACCTTATCATCCTCACTAATGTTCTCCATGAAGTATAAATTGTCTGTAGCCGAAATGCGCAAGGAAGTCCTTTATAACAACATTCGCAAGACCGGTTATCCGGAGTCTTCTGACTACTTAAAAGGGCTTGAAATTGTATCATGCGACTACAAAGCAGTATTCAACCAATATAAGGATGTTCCCGGAGTCGTCTTTTTAATTGATCCGCCTTATCTTTCCACTGATGTTGGTACGTACAATATGTATTGGCGCTTGTCTGATTATTTGGATGTTTTAAAGATACTCGAAAAGCATTCCTTCGTTTATTTCACATCCAATAAATCCTCCATACTTGAACTGTGTGAATGGATTGGAGCAAACAGAACCATTGGCAATCCTTTTGAGGGTTGTACAAAAAAGGAATTCAATGCCCACATGAATTATTCTGCCGAATATACAGACATGATGCTGTATAAGAAACAGGAAAAATTAGTTCATAAAACAGCTGCTTAGCACTGAACAAAGATACAATTTTTCAAGCAGAAGGCCAAACTTTTGAGCCTTATTTTAATGCCGTTATAAAGCCATTTTTTATGAAATTATAAAGCCGAAACAGAGGTCATTACAAAACTTTTGTTTCGGCTTTTTGAGTGTTGCGCGCTTTCCTTTTTTGAACGCTTCGTTTTGTCCCTTTTCCTGAAAATCGAACGCTTCGTTTCGGATTCTGCGGAAATTTGGATTTGCGGATTATAAAGGCTTTGTTGGATAAAGAAGGAATCAACAATTTCATTCCCATGCGTTACGAAGTTCGTATAAGGAACGGGCGCAAGAGGCGTGAGCTGGTTCCCGTTATCAGTGATCTGATATTTGTTCATTCCGTCCAGTCCGAACTTCAGAAGGTGAAGTTCAAACTTCCGTATTTTCAATATATGATTGATATCCGCAACGGGCAGAAAATCATTGTGCCCGATGATCAGATGAGGCAGTTTATCGCTGTGGCTGGAACGTATGACGAGCATCTTATCTTCTTCAGTCCCGATGAGGTGAACCTGCGTAAAGGTACGAAAGTCCGTATTACGGGTGGTGACTTCGAGGGCTACGAGGGGGTGTTTGTAAAGGTGAAAGGTGCGAGAGACCGTCGTGTGGTTATCAGTCTGCAAGGGGTGATAGCCATGGCCATGGCGACGCTTTCGCCGGACTTGATAGAAGTGATAGAAGAGCCGAAGAAGAGATGACTTCATTTGCTACGTTAAACATTCTTATTCCTTGATTAATGGGGAAGTAAATGATCTGATAATATAAATCTTATGTATAATAATGTGTAGAACCACATCCATGCCGTCAGGCATCCGGCTCCAGCAGCTGATTCAGAATCGGTATAAGGAAATTTTAGCCAGGGAAAAGAATAATGATAAATTCATTCATCTGTATGACATTGACGCGTATTGGGTGGCTTTCGAGCGTTCCGCCTGTAGGTTGAGCGGTTTGTTTTCTAAAAGTGAGCTGACTTTGTTTCGTGTCCCGGATTGTGTGGAATATGTGGTGATGGTTTCTGTTCCTGCCGATGAGGCGGAGGGCTGTTTGGGTGAGTACATCATTTTGCACGATGGAATTTACCGGAAAGTGTGGTCGGAGCATGTTTTGCCGATGGGGGATTATCGTCATTGGCATGAGATGGCTGTGAGGTCTGTTTTGTTGTAAAGAAAAGTATGTGGACTTCGTGAGCCAAGTAAGTGGTGTTACTTTGTCTGCGGACATATATTACTTTGCTCACGAAGATATCTTACTTTTTTCAGTGGAATATGGTTATTGATCATGCTCTATAGGGAATACCCTGAAAAATCCTTCAAAAGCTTCAGCCTGCTCGCAAACGCCCTACCCGTGGGCATTCCGGCTGAAGGATTGGGTTCAGGAATCCTTCAGCTGGGGGTGGAATGTTTCAGCCGAACTGATCTTCCTCCGATTCTTAGGGAATCGTTTTTCCTGAAGGATATTTTCCGGCTGAAACATTTCACAATGCATATCCTTCAGCCGGAATGCCGACAGGCAGGGTGTTTGCGGAGTGGCTGAAAGATCTGAAGGAAAAAAAAGGCGTTTCGGCATGTAGATACCGTTATGGAAAAAATAACAGGTCAAATTTTTAAAAGCTCTTGTTCTTTCAATGAAAACGTCCTGTTCTTTTTTTAAAGACCTTGTTCTTTTCGGAAAAGAACAGGATCTTTTAAGGGTTAGTAACGTGTATGCCGGAAGGTTGGTAACGTGTCACCCCACACGTTACTAATGTGTGGGGTGTAAGATTAGTAATGTTGCAGGCGGAAGATTGCATATCTTGCTAGTGATACAATCATAAACGTATGAAGTTTCAGTATATAAAAGATAAAGTTAGTGCTTATTTCACTAAGGGGAATGAGCGTAGTGTTGCGGTGAAGAAAAATATCGCCGTTTCATTAGTGTTGAAATGTATAAGTATTTTAGTTTCCTTGCAGGTCGTTCCATTGACCATCGGTTATGTTAATCCTACGAAGTATGGCATTTGGCTGACGTTGAGTTCCATTATTGCCTGGCTGTCTTATTTTGATTTGGGGTTTGCCCACGGATTTCGTAATCGTTTTGCTGAGGCAAAAGCAAAAGGGGATATGAAGTTGGCAAAAGAATATGTCAGTACTACATATGCAGTGCTCTTCTTGCTCTTTTCCGTAATTTTATTGATAACCTTGGTGGTGAATAATTATTTGGATTGGAGTCGTATTTTAAATATTGATCCTGTTTATAAGGATGAGCTGAGTCTGGTTTTCGGTTTGTTGGCATGCTTCTTTTGCCTGAACATTGTGGCAAGTGTCTTTACTACCATGCTGACGGCAGATCAAAAGCCTGCTTTAGCTTCGCTTATAAGTACAAGTGGTCAGGTACTGGCTTTTGCTTGTGTCTATGTATTGACTAAAACCACAAAGGGAAGTCTGAGTGCTTTGGCTGTTTCTTTTTCAGCTATACCGTGCCTGTTTCTTTTAATTGTTTCTATTATTGTGTATCAAACTAAAAAATACAAGATTGTAGCCCCTTCGTTGCGTGACGTTCGCTTTTCGTTGGTGCGGAGTGTTGTTGGTTTGGGTGGACAGTTTTTTGTTGTTATGTTTTCTATGCTTTTTATTTTTCAACTTACTAATATCATTTTGTCAAGAGTGCAAGGCCCAGAAGCAGTTACGCAATATAATATTGCTTATAAGTATTTTAATGTACTTAACATGGCTGCAAATATTATTTTGACTCCGTTTTGGTCAGCATTTACTGATGCTTATATTAAGAGAGATTATAATTGGATGCGTGGTACGCTAGAAAAACTGGAGAAATTATGGTTGTTATGTATTCCTATTTTAGTTTTAATGGTACTGAGTTCTGATCTCTTATATAAATTTTGGATTGGTGATTCTGTAGCTGTATCTTTTTCATTATCATTTTGTATGGCAATATATGTATTATGTCAGACGGGAGGAAATATGTATATGTTTCTTATTAATGGAACGAGCAAAATACGTTTGCAACTAATCATTTATTTGTCATTTGCTTTGGTTTCTATTCCGTTGATGAAGTATTGTTGTAAGTATTATGGTATAGAAGGTATACTGATAGTTCCTACTACGGTATTTATTTTGCAGGCCTTTATTGGAAGAGTGCAGATATTGAAGATGATAAATGGTACGGCTAAAGGAATTTGGCTGAAGTGAAATGAAAAACAATATGAATTATCCCCTAATTTCTGTCATAACTGTTTCTTATAATGCAGTTTTAACAATTGAACAAACCATTCTTTCCGTCATTAACCAAACTTATCTGAATATTGAGTATATCATCATTGACGGTGGAAGTACGGATGGAACGGTTAATGTAATAAAAAAGTATGCGGATAAAATCGCTTATTGGGTGAGTGAGTCGGATAAGGGAATTTATGATGCGATGAATAAAGGAATTGCTTATTCGCATGGAGAATATTGTAATTTTATCAATGCAGGTGATAAATTTTGTTCCTCATCTATATTGAAACAGGTCATGGACTTTAATCATGTGGCAGATATAATAGTTGGTCAGGATTTACATGTTAATGAACATAATAAAATAGTATCACGCAGTGTATTACCTCGAAGATATAATCTTCTGCATTTTTATATAACTACCATACCTCATCAAAGTTGCTTTATAAGGGCCTCTTTATTAAAAAAGTATTATTATGATACATCTTTAAAAATAGTATCAGACTGGAAATTCTATTTACAATCAATCGTTTTAGGTGGGCATAGTGTGGCTGCGTATAACAATGTTATTGTGATATGTAATCCCAGAGGAGCCAGCAGTGATAACAACCGGATAAAAGAAGAACGCGAAAAAGTGCTTAAAGATCTACTCCCAGCTTATATTGTCAATGATTATCAGTGTTTATCCTGTTTGGGAGAAGAATTTATTGAAAACGCTCTTTTTTTATTTAATAATCATTGGATAAGATTTTTAGTAAAAAAGGGGCTTGCAATAATGGTTAAAATAGTAAGAATATTTAAATAG